AAATTATGAAAAACAAATGAAAAGGGGGGGGGGGAGTAAAGTAGGAATATGAAAACTAAATTTCCACTTGATCATGTTTTAAAATACGATACAAAAGAAGTATGGATTAAATGCAATAGCAGCACAACTGCTATGGGCATTCCAGCACTTGTGAAAAAATATTATCCTGGATATACGGGACATATTGCTAGTGCTGACTACCTTGAGAAACTCAAGAACCAGTTGGCGAACTGACCACTGGGGGTCCTTGTGACCCCTTTTTTCGTTTATAATGACTAGGTTGAAACGAAACACACATGGCACTCTCTTCCGACTACATCCGCACTTCTCTTCAGGCACTCTACGGCAATACCGTGACGGGTGCTGATATTCGTGCTTGGTGTTCTCTGAATGACTCCAATTATCAAACCGTTACTAAGAAACTAGATCAGTTCAAAGTAGGCCGCGGTAAGTGGAATCTTGAAGTGACTCAACAAAAGGTAGAAGAAATCGAACGCACTTTTCAAGCACCTGCAGTAGTTCCTCCTGTAGAACAAAATCTCATTCCCGAAAAAGATGATACCTTCGTCAAGTTTGGTAACTTTGCTGATGTTAAAAAAATTATTCAGTCCCGTCTTTTCTATCCTACATTTATTACGGGTCTTTCTGGAAATGGCAAAACATTTAGTGTTGAGCAAGCTTGTGCTCAACTCAAACGCGAACTGATCCGTGTAAACATTACCATTGAGACTGATGAAGATGACCTTATCGGTGGTTTTAGGCTTGTTGATGGGAACACTGCATGGCATAACGGTCCCGTCATCGAAGCACTTGAACGAGGAGCAATTCTTCTCCTTGATGAGATCGACCTGGCATCCAACAAAATCCTCTGCCTTCAGTCCATTCTAGAAGGTAAAGGTGTCTTCCTGAAAAAGATTGGTCGCTGGGTAAAACCTGCGGACGGTTTCAATGTGATTGCCACTGCAAACACCAAAGGTAAGGGTTCTGATGATGGCCGCTTCATTGGCACCAATGTTCTCAATGAGGCATTCCTGGAGCGTTTCCCTGTGACCTTTGAGCAGTCCTATCCCAACCCTGCAACCGAGCAGAAGATTCTGGAAGGAGTTGCTCTGGACTTGGGCGTGGAAGACCGCGATTTCTGTAAGCGCCTGGTGGATTGGGCAGACATCATTCGTAAGACCTTTTATGATGGTGGCATCGAAGAAATCATCAGCACCCGCCGCCTGGTCCACATCATCCGTGCTTACAGCATCTTTGGTAACAAAGCAAAAGCAATTGATGTTTGCACTGCACGATTCGATGACGAAACCAAGACTGCTTTTATCGAACTCTACGATAAAGTGGATGCTGATTTTCAAATGCCAAACGAGCAGGTAGATTACAATCCAAATATTGACCAACCTACTCCTTTCTGATAGAATAAAAGGAGGTCAATGTGCCTCCTTCTCTTTATTACTTTATGAAAAAATGACTGACTTTCAAGACAAAATTACCTTTGATTCGCCATTAGATACTATTTCACTATCTAATGGTTATGTCTCAAGTGATTATGTGACATTTGGACAAACTGATACTATTACATTTGATTTGAATATGTCTGAAGATACAAATAAAAATGGATTTTGGAAATACGAAGAAGATAAAACTCTGAAGGAGGTTGAACAATATCTTTCTAGTACATATCATTCTCACTACACATCTGAACAATCTAAAACTCAAACTCTTGATTTGATTGAGAGTATTGGTGATGCTGAGGCATTTACTCGCTCAAATGCTATCAAGTATTTGTCTCGCTTTGGTAAGAAGAATGGTAAATCAAAGATGGACATTCTGAAAGCAATCCATTATTGTATTCTTCTGTACCACTTCGCTGGTCTTCACAAAAACTCTACTTCTGACTTTCCTTATTGATTATGAAAATCTCCGATAAAACTCTGACTCTTCTTAAGAATTTTTCTTCCATCAATCAGTCCATTCTGTTTAAAGAAGGTAGTACTCTTCGTACCATTTCTGTGATGAAGAATATCCTTGCAGAAGCAAAGATTGAAGAAGAACTTCCTAAGGATTTTGGTATCTATGATTTGAACCAGTTCTTGAATGGACTTAATCTTCATCAGAATGCCGAACTTGATTTTCAGAATGATGGTTATGTAGTCATCAAAGAAGGTAAATCGCGTTCCAAGTATTTCTTTGCAGATCCTAATGTAATCATCACTCCACCAGACAAAGAGATTTCTCTTCCTTCTGAAGATGTTTGTTTCATTCTTGACACCAAAGAACTTGATAAACTTCTTAAGGCTGCTGCTGTTTATCAACTTCCTGACTTGTCTGTGGTTGGTGAAGCAGGTGTTGTGAAACTGGTTGTTCGTGACAAGAAGAACGATACTTCTAATGATTTCTCTGTGGTTGTTGGTGAAACTGATGAAGTATTCTCTTTCAATTTCAAGGTAGAAAATATCAAGATTCTTCCAGGTTCCTATGAGGTGGTTATTTCTCGTAAACTTCTGTCACGATTCAAGAATACCTCGTTCGATGTGACCTATCATATTGCTCTGGAGCCTGATTCTACTTTTGGTTGATGAACATCTTTGTCACTTCTCCCTGGCCTGCTGAAAGTGCCATTTGTCTCCCCGACAAGCACATCGTCAAGATGCCACTAGAGTGTTGCCAAATGCTCTCCATAGTGGCATCAGACAAGTGGGGGCATGGATATGGCACTCTCCCTAAGGCAGATGGAACCCCTTACAAGACCAATAAAGGAGCATTCCGCAATCATCCTTGCACCAGGTGGGCTATGGAGAGTATCCACAATGCCTACTGGTTAATCAAGTGGGGACTGAACTTGTCTGATGAATACTGCCTGCGGTATAATAAAACTCACTCCTGTTATAAAACTCTTGTAGATGCATACTATTTGTTTCCTAAGGGTAAGATTACAGAAGTGACTCCATTTGCTCGTGCTATGCCAGAAGAATGGAAGTTTGACGAAACTATTGATACATTTGAAGCGTATCGAAGGTATATCGCATCCAAACCTTGGGTGTCTGAAAACTATCTCCGTATGCCACAACGCAAACCTGATTGGGTCTAAATTATGACAAGTGAATTTCTTTTTGTGGAGAAATACAGGCCTCAAGTAATTGATGACTGTATTCTTCCTGACGAAACTAAAAAAACATTTAAGGAGTTTGTGGAGAAGGGTGAGATTCCAAATCTTCTTCTTGCAGGACCTCCTGGTATTGGTAAAACTACCATTGCGAAAGCATTGTGCAATGAGTTGGGAGCAGACTATTATGTTATCAACGGATCCGACGAAGGACGTTTCCTGGATACTGTACGGAACCAAGCAAAGAACTTCGCTTCGACCGTTTCACTTACGAGATCTTCTAAACACAAAGTCATCATCATCGATGAGGCGGATAACACAGGGAACGACGTACAACTCTTACTACGTGCGAATATTGAGGCATTTTATAACAACTGCAGATTCATCTTCACCTGCAACTATAAGAACAAGATTATCGAACCTCTTCATTCCCGTTGTGCAGTCATTGACTTCACAATCAAAGGAAAGCAAAAGGTTCAACTTGCAGGAAGTTTCTTCAAACGACTGCAGACAATCTTGGAAGAAGAAAAGATTGAGTATGATCAAAAAGTCGTTGCGGAACTTGTTTCCAAACATTTCCCAGATTTTCGTCGCGTCCTCAACGAGTGCCAAAGGTATTCTACAGGAGGAAAAATCGACTCAGGAATTCTTGCATCTTTCTCAGACATTTCTGTAACTGAACTTATTAAATATCTGAAAGATAAGAACTTTGCAGAAGTTCGTAAATGGGTCACTGCCAATCTTGATAATGACTCTTCAGTGATTCTTCGTAGAGTCTATGATGCACTTTATGATGCTCTTGTACCTGCTTCTATTCCTGCAGCAGTTTTAATCATAGCTAAATACCAATATCAAATTGCTTTTGTCGCTGATCAAGAGATTAATTTGCTTGCCGCTCTTACTGAAATTATGGTTGAGGTTGAATTTAAATGAATGTAAAACTTATTCGTATGTGGTCTGGTGAAGATGTCATTGCAGATCAAGTTGGAGATCTAACAGATAGTATTGTTATACGCAATCCAATCGTTGCTATTCCTGCTGGAAATGGTCAGATGGGATTTGCTCCATGGTCTCCCCTTCTGAAAGATAAAGATATCGATCTCGAAGTTTCTAAGGAATATGTTGTTTATATTTCAGAAGCACAAGATCAGATTGTGGAACAATATGAGCAAATGTTTTCTGTGATAAAATCGCCAAGTAAAAAGTTGATTGTTTGATGATGATTATTTCGGAACAAGATGCCCAGTGGGCTGCAGATGAATTTATTAAGTATTTCTCTCAGATGGGAAATATTGAAGACTATCTGCGTTTTGTGAAGAAAGAAGTCATTCGTGGAACTAATACACTTGCACCACTTCATGATGAGTTCTTCAATGAAGACATTCATCCTGAAGACATGGAGTTTGATATTAAGTTTATTGGAGATAGATTTCAACAGTCACTTCCACAAGAACACTACAATACTCTTTTGAGAGCAGTATCTTCTCATAATAACGAGTCGAATATTCCTGGAAGAGAACTTCGTTGGATGGTGTTTGAGAAGAACACTAGAAAAGTTCTTGGTTTTATTCGCTTTGGATCTCCTACTATTAATTCAAAACCAAGAAATGAATGGTTGGGTAAAGTCCCCAACCTTTCTATTTTCAATCGCCATGCTGCGATGGGCTTTGTAATTGTTCCATCTCAACCATTTGGATACAATTATCTTGGTGGAAAACTTCTTGCACTTCTTTGTTGTTCTCATTATGCAAGAGAAACTCTCAATGAAGTATTTGAGAAAGATATTGCTCTATTTGAAACTACATCTCTCTATGGTTCTACCACAGATGCATCACAGTACGATGGTTTAAAGCCATTTATGAGATACAAGGGACTAACTGAAAGTAAATTTCTTCCACTTCTTCACGACGAGGCATTCCACACTCTGCATGATAGATTTACTCTTCTTAATAACAATACTCCTCTTACTGATAATAAAGCGTCGTCAAAAAAGATGAAACGCCAGACAAAGATGATTTCTATTATTCGCAAATCTCTTCAAGATAAAGAAAAACTTGCTGAGTTTAATAAAGTAATTGATGCAGCATTTGCTCTCACACAAAAGAAAAGAACTTATTTTTGTGAGTATGGGTATTCAAATGTTCGTGAAGTAATTCTTGGTGAACAAGAAGAACTTATTCGTGGCCCAAACTGGGACAAGTTTTATCTTGAGAATATTATTTCTTGGTGGAAAAAGAAAGCAACTAAGCGATATGAAAAACTTAAAGAAGAGAGTAGGTTTAGAACTAAGGTCGAACTGTGGACAGATGATGATGACATTCAAATTATACGATGACTTACGAACTTAAAGATTGGTTAAACTCAATTAACTTTACGAAAGAAGATTTATCGGAGGATATTTCTTCTTATCCTCCATATATTATCAATCGTTGCCTATCTGGACATATTGATTGTGTGATGTATGCAAATGAAATGAATATGCATCATCAACTTGATAAAGATATGCAATATTCGTTTTATCTAAATACTCTTAGGAAAAGGAAGAGATTTTCTCCCTGGCTCCGAAAGGATAAAGTCAAAGACTTAGAATGTGTAAAACAATACTATGG